ATCGATTCTGATATTATCAATTATAAGTACATAATTACTCTCCAAATTTTGATCATCCTGGGAGTCATTATTACCGGGAACATCCACATCGTCCAGTAAGGGAAGGTTATCGATATCTAAAAAAAATTTGTTAATATATATATTATTATCAAGTGTAATGTCGCCATTATAGTCGCCCAGTGTCAACATTCTTTTACATTGCAATGCATTAACTTGTTGCTTTTTTATGCCACCCCCTTTGCGCCAGGTGTCCCCCTCATCGAAATTTGTTAAATCATTTATATCACTTAACCATAATTTATTATATATATCTTTTGAGTCACTCATATGAAAAAAAGCTGTATTAATTTGATTAAAGTTATTTATACCATCACCGGTTTTTAACTTATCATCACCTTCTATGATTTGATTTGCACATAGGTTTATAGTATTAGTATCTTTTACAAAAAAATCAATATAATTCTGAATATTATCTTTTAATAAATATATTTGAGTATAATAATTATTAATTTCACTCAAATATTGATTACTTATATGTGTATCTGATATATTTTTACTATCAGTAACAACAACTATTTGTTTTTCACCATTATCTATGTTTTCAAAACCTTTTTGTTTTTCGTCTGCAACCCATATTAATTCTTTAACTGGATGATTTAAAAATCCAATATCAAATCTGGTTGTATTCTTTGTTGAAAATTGTTTGTATTGAACTTGTTCAATTAAATATTCATGACTTTTTTCAGCAAATCTTCTTCTTTCATCTGTATCTAAATATATATAATCAACATAAATATCATTTTTTGATGTAAAATCTGTACCAATATTTGAACCAGTATTTAATATTATTTTAATATCATGATATTGTAATGCAACTAATGGTAATGCAGATCCAGGATGTCTACAAAACCAAAACATTAAAGGAATAAAATACGTCATTTGAGTAGAAAATATATTATTGTTTCCACTTCTATCTAATAATGTTGTTCTTGAAAATATACTATTTGGTGGCCTTTTATTTGTTAATTTTCCATAAGATTCTATAAATTGGCCTGTTTGACGATCAATAATTTGTCCACCAATTTCAACAGAAACATCTTTAATATAATCAGAAATTGAGATAGACACATTAGAAAATTGAATTTCAAAATGAATACCTGAAACTAAATCTCCAGTTCTACTTAATGTACATTCAGCTCTACTATTCTCAGTATTCGGATTTCCAACCCATATTTGTTTTACGCTTTCCATAGAGAAATTTGTATGTCTGCGATAAACTGTTTTAAAAAAAGTTATTTGTGGATTTCCAGTTAAATAAACATCTTGTGCTCCATATGCGGCTAAATCAAGTAATCCTCCTCCCATTTATTATATATATATATATAATATATTATTTATTATTAAAAAATAAACTAAAAATTAATGTTTAATTACATTAAATTTTTCCCTATTTTTTTTTCTATACTCATCCGGATTATTTTGATCACTTTCAGTGTAATTTTCTTGTGAATATTTCCAAAATTGCGGAGCTCCAATTTTAAAATCTGGATGTGGATCTGCTTTATACCAAAAAACCTGATCAACTAATTTATTACTTTTAGCATTATTATTAATAACCAAACATTCATAATTTTCTGTACACTGATCCATGACTTGACAAAACATTTCAAATGTTGGAAACATACCTGCATAATGTTCATATAATCTTTTTCTATTTGAAACATAATTTTCTCTAAGTATAAAAACATAATCAATATTTGTTCTTAAATTTGGAGGAATACCCAATGCATATTGCATTGTTAATATAAATAATATTTTGTAATGACGACCATTCATAAATAAACTTCTTACATCAGGATTTTTAATCCAAGTATTATCATATAAACAATCATCTAATATTAAAAATGCTCTTGGGTCGACATTATCGTTTGTTTTTAATTTTTCAATAGCCATTTTTTGCCTTTTTAACATGTTTGATATAATTTCAGCTTTGTATTCTCCATGTATAAATATTTTTGGAACAATTGATCCATAAAACTGATTTGCCGCTTCTGTTCCAGATATAACTTGACCAACAGGTATATTATTATGATTAAACAATAAATCTTTAACTAAATATGATTTTCCAGTATCTCTTTTACCAATTAATACAACTACTTTATCATGTTTTATATCTTTTATATCAAATTTTTTTAAACTAATTTCTGTCATCTTTATATATATATATATTAATTATATACATTATTAACATAAAAATTATGTTTAATATTATATATTTAAGTATTTTTAATATTAAATAATGTATATTCAATATTATAATTGGTATAAAAAATATAAAAAATTATTTACTAATTGTGAAGAAGTATTAAAACTTAAAAATTGTCAATTTTATTATCCTGTATTTTCATTGTTTTTTAATGTTCATAATACAGAAAATTCACATAAATCTCTTGATTTAAAAAGAAGATATATTTTAAATGAAATATTTAAAAAAACTGATCAAGATGATTATAATTCAAATTGTTGCATTGATTGTAATATATATGATACAATTGAAAAAAAAGATTTAAAAAAAAATATATTTGTAAAACAAATATCTATACTAGATATAAATCATATTATATTAAACCATTATAATTTGTTGAATCCAAGAAATAATTTATTACCATCAAATTATAATTATAATACTTATGATAAAATAAATAAAATTGATAATTGTTGTTATATTGATTGTTTTTTTAGTTTTATTGTTGGAACTTTAAATGATAAAAATATATTGCCCACTTTTTCAAAATATTATGGATGTGTAAATGGAATATCAAACCACAAAGTGGATGTAACTGAAGATATTCAAGATTTTGAATCTTATGAACAATTTGAAAAAGGATTAAAAAAAATATTTGATATAAATGTTTACACAAATAGTTTAGACAAATTAGAAAATATGGAATTAGATTCAGATTTAGATAAAGATTCTGATTTAGATAAAGATTCTGAAGAATCGGATAAAGATTTAGAAAATATGGTAGAATCGGATTCAGAATCGGAATCTGACTCTGAAGATGATTATATAATTGAATTTAAAAATATACCAGTTATGAATTTATTTTTAGAAAAATTAGACGGAACATTAGAAGATTTATTAACACAAGAAACATATGATGCAAATATAATTGTAAGTTGTTTATTTCAAATATCATTTGCTCTTTGTTATTTACAAGAACAATTTAAATTTATACACAATGATTTACATATAAATAATATAATGTATGTAAAAACATCTGAAGAATTTTTATATTATAAACTAAAGGACAAACATTATAAAATTCCAACCAATGGATATATATTTAAAATTATAGATTTTGGTAGATGTATTTTTACATTTAAAGGTAGATTATATTTAAATGATTCTTTTTCAAAACATGGTGAAGCAGATACACAATATGATTATTCAACTGATAATTTTAACCCAAATTATAATTTTGATTTATGCAGGTTATCTACAACCGTATTGGATGAATTAAATGAAATACCAGATGATTGTATTAATGATAAAATATTACACAATAAATTAATAGATTTATTATTAAATATGATTAAAGATACAGATGGTAATTATATATATGATGGTACAGATAATAGCTTTCAATTATACATAGATATAACAAATAAATCTGTAAACTCATTACCTATAGATATTTTACAAAATGATATATTTAATTGTTATATATCAGATCGCGTTGATCATAAATATTTTACAATAAATTAATATTTAAAAATAATTTAATTATAATATCATAATTACAATATCATTATCAATGAGTATTATACAAATAAATACAGTTGGTGGATTTAAAAAAATATTGATAAAAAATAAAAGTTTTAATTCATGTATAAATCAATCAAATTTATTGTATTGGTGGGAAATAGACGATTTTAAATATGAAGCATATGGATCTATTGAATCTGAAGATAAAGATATTAATATTCATAAACTACCAGATAATGGTATATCAGATTTCTTAGAAGAAAGTTCAAACCAAATTGATTTATATGGAAATATATATATTGTAAAAAAAAATGATAAAAATAAAATTA